GCCCGAGTCTTGATTAACAACTGGTTCGAAGTTGCCGTTTACTTGTGTAATATAAGCCATTTTAAATCTCCTTAGTATATGGTCGCTTTGGACCTGCATTTATTTATGCCGCTAGGAAAAAAACTCTGATTAGGCTGTTTGATCTGGGTTGTTTAGAGCACGATTTCCAGCACTGAATCCAAAGCGATTTACCAGTTTAGCACGGCCTGCAGGGGTGGCCAGCACCCAGCCTTCTTGTCCGGGCTGTTGGCGATCTAACTGTGCCAGCATGTCTGTTTTGATGTCGTGCAACAACAGGAATGCAGTGAATGCTGAAGTGATACCCGCCATGTTTGTACGTGGACTTTGCAGGTATTCCACAATGTTGTTGAACTTGCGTGGTGTCACATTGGTTTTTAGCCAGTCACCAAACCCATTCAGCAAGTTGTCGTAGTTGCTGGTGATTCTAGAATTGATGTAGCGTTTGCACAACTGTGGCAAATCAGTGATGCCGGCAGCACGTAGATCAGCAGGATTAAACAAACTGTCAATAGCAGTGCCTTGTGTAGATATAATTTGACTCAGCTGTTTGACCAGCCCGGCATTTAGTTCAACATTGCGAATGTCTTTGACACTGGGCTCAATCAACAACAGGCCAGGAACTTCGTTCAGTGTGACCTGCTTGATTGCTTCAGGGGCGGCGTCAACATCACGATAACGTGTGTGTACAGCCACGCCCACTTCACTGCGGCCAATGCGTTGCCCCAACTTACTGCTGGCAGGTATCTTGTATTCAACAAAGTTTGGCTGGAACACATAAGCACCAGCCTCTTCAGGAGGCGTGTTGGTGTACAGTAAATCGCCCTGTACAAACCCACGCATGTTGTCTGGGGTGGCAGCACGTAACAATGGAAACAACTTTTGATAAAGCCCAATTAACTCTGTACGATCTCCCGACCGCATGGCCATCATTCTAGCAATATGATCCGGAGATGTGGCCAAGCCGTCATATCCTTTGGCACCAAATCCACTTTTGTCTGTGAGCACAAACGTGCCATCTGGCTTACGGCCAAATATGATAGCAGGCTTGCCATCCCACTTGACTGTGGTAGTGCCGCGTGTGTCTTCGGCAGCGTGACGCATGATTTCAACTGCGTCACGAATACCACGTGTGCCTTTTTCAAACACTAGATCTTCCAGGTGTTCAATACGTGCATCCTTGGCACCTTCCACAATCACTGCCATGCCTTGATTCACAATACGATCACGCAGTCGAGCCAAAAAGTTCACTTCGTTATATTCTTTGTATAAGGGTTCTTCACTTTCCATGAAAGGCACGCCAATCTTGGCAAAGTGTTCACGTGCATCTGCCAGCTTGGCATCACGCTTGGGATCATTTTCCAGTGCGGCCACAATGGTTTCTACACTGTTCAAGTCTGCTCGAGTTGCTTGTTTATTCAACAACAGTCGAGCAATCTTATCCGGGTCATCACTGATAACCTTGTTGGTGGCACGGTCGGCAATGCCGGCATTTTGATTTAGTTTGTAACCCATGCTTTTGGCAATGCTGTTCATCAACACATTACGGTCTTGCCCACGATACGCACTGTCTGCAGGCGCACTTAGTACAAATTTAGAAAAAGGTAAATTAGTCAAGAACATAAAGTCTGTTTGCACATAACCTGAATTGGGGTTACCAGTGATGGGCGTTTTAAAGTGTACAGAAATGCCGGACTTTTTAATGTAGTCTTCTGGTTTGAAACCATGGCTTTGACACCATTGTGTCAGCCGTGTAACCAACTGTTCTTTGCTGACTTGATTGGCATCCACTGCCAGATCCAAATCGCCCGACGTGGGTTTTCTACCTGTGGAGCCTAATGTATTGTCTTGTAGATCCAGGCCCGGTAACATTTGGTCAAGCCAGGCGAGTGTGGGAGCAACGTCTGCTTGGTTAATGCGCTGTGTTAGTATACGGCCTGATGCGTCTTTAAAAACATTGCCGCCTTCTTTTAATATCATGATACTGTGTACCCCATACCTTGTAGCATGGTGTCAATAACTGAATCACCTGAGGTAGATAGTTGTTTGTTGCCGGTTTGCTTTTGAATTGCTTCTCCTGCCAGAGTCAATACTTTGGCGCCCAGGCCAGCTTTGTTCAGCAATGCTACTGCACCGGATCCTGTCAGTTGGCCTGTGGCAGTGCCAGCGGCTGCTGGTCCAGCGGCTGCTCCAGGTTGTCCAGCCGCTGCCGGTTGCTGTCCATATGCAGGAGCTTCGGGCGATGCAGCCTTCACAGTATTTTGTGATGTCACCAGTTGTAGTGCGGCCAGGGCAGTTAAAATATAATTTTTAACTGCCTCTTTAGTTTTTGCAGGATTGCCCTGGGCATCTTTAACTGCTTGCTTGGCTGTATCTAGCTCTGGTTTTAATTCAGTCACGCCTTCGGCGTCTTTTAATCCAAGCATTTTGTACGTGGCCGAATCGCGCATGGCAACTTTTTCATTGGCAAACTCTAAGAAGTTTTTAATATATTCGGAATCAGCAGGTGGTTGTGCTTGTCCGGCATTTGGATTTCCAGGCTTGGCCGTATTTGTTTTGCTTACTGGAGCATTAGCCATTGTGTTTGGTCCTGCTGCTCCACCTTTGGCTAGTTGTCCTGCCATAGCACCCATTGCTCCGGCACCTGCATCAGCAGGTGGTTGTGCTTGTCCAGCAGGTGGTTGCCCTGGCGTTGGTTGCCCTGCAGGTGGCTGTGCAACAGGTGGCTGTCCAGGCTTTGGCTGACCTGCAGGTGGCTGTGCAACAGGTGGTTGCCCTGGTTTTGGTTGACCTGCAGGTGGCTGTGCAACAGGTGGCTGTCCAGGCTTTGGCTGACCTGCAGGTGGCTGTGCTTGTCCGGCAGGTGTGGCATATTTTTCCATGCCCGGCATCTTCATTACGTTGTCGTAATTGAATCCCTGAGCATTGACAGTGGCAGGTGCGGGTTTGGCAACAGGCTGATTGGCCACTGCGGCTTTTTCGTTGATGTTAATAATGCTTTCTAAGATGTGATCAAAATTATAATAGGTTGATTCACGCTGTAGTTTCTTCATTGAAGTACTACCATCTGGATTGGTAATTAACTTGTTTTGACTTCCGCCAACATAGTCTTTGAATCCCGGGCCGGTCTGGGTGGCAGTTGTTTTGCCAGCGCCTCGTTGCCCTTTCAATTTGTCTTTTAGTGCATTTTGTTGTGCCGGAGTTAATTTACCGGCCGCAGGGGCAGGTGCGGGCGCAGGGGCAGGTGCGGGCGCAGGGGCAGGTGCGGGAGCTGCCGACACTTGTGATCTTTTATCTGTTAACCATGCATCAGCATACTTTGCTGCTTGACCAACCATTGCTGAATTTGCCTTTACAGCGGCTAATTTTTTTACAGGATCAAGGATACCTGCACTTGATGCCCTGAAGTCTTGCGTTGTTCCTGCTCCAGGAGACACAGCTTGGCCCAGTGCTGTACCTATTGCACCTAGAACGCCTTCGTCAGTGCGACGTGGACGATTTAACTCATGAATTTGCATCAGTTTTTCTCACAGTTCTTGTAAATTTGCCCGGATCTCGTAGGTTGATAGCATTGATCAACTTGCGTTGCAAATTCTTAGCTGCCTCGGGCTCGTAACTGGAGTCAATCTGCTCTAGCAAGCGTATAGCACTGGCAATGATGTTGCCAGCACGATTTTCGATAACATAGCGGGAGTCACGCTCCACATACATGCTGTCTAATTCTTCTAATAAACTACGAGTTTTCTTCTGCATTTTAGTCCCGAACCCTTTGTGTTATTTATTTGATATAAGGTCAGACTATGATTGTTTAATTTGCCCCAGTAGTTGTTTGAGCTTGGTACTTTGAACATCTGCTGTGATTTTTTCTGCCGCATCGGGCGTTAATTCTTTGCCACCAGATTGATAATCCCAGGCGTGTGTGCCTGTTGGTTTTTCCCATTTTGTAGATGTACTGCCCGGTGAGTCGGGATCAGCAGGCTTGAGTTGACTTTTTGCTTTGATTGAGTCCATAAGTGAACTTTGGGGACGGTTGTACCCGGTTCCTTCGTCCCCGCCTTCATCAGTAA